CTGAGATGCGCTAACGGGACCCAACTTGAACACCAAACTATCGCTAACGGGGTTAAACAGTTACTTATTGAACAATTTCCTACTGTTTACCAAGCAATGTGGTCGTAAAAAAATGACAAAAATGTCTGAGCACTAGTTTTTAATTATAATTAAGAATTAATCCCCCATTAGGGGGTAATAATAATTAGAATTCGTAGCAAGTACGAGTTATTATTAATAAATAATGATTGATAAGTATTAATATTACTTAGCTCCGTTCGCTACGCTCACTCCGCCGCGCTAGATATAATATTGCACAGTGTAAATAATATTTTTACTGGGTGAATATTGTGGGGGGGGGGGGGGGGGGGGGGGGAGTGAGCGCGAAGCGCGAACGGGTTAGTGTTAGATAGCGGAGGGATTACACGATCTATGTGTTACGATACGAATTCGTATCAGTATCAATTAACGATAATGATAATGATTCTCAAAACATCTGTCTGCGGATTGCTAAGTAACACTAACTCGTTACGTGTTAGCGTCATTAACGTGCGTTAATCGTGTAACAACTGAACATCGAATGACTGAAGAACTTTGTCAAGATCTTACTGAACACATGAAACGTTATCAGGATTCTTAATAAATGGATTTTATTGAGAATCCGAGTATAGGTGACGACTTCGTCGCCATAAGTATATGTGATGGGATCGTAGCAAACGATGAGTTAACTGAGATTGATGCAATAAGGGGTTGACTATACCAAGAAGCTATGCTATATTGTATTCATACAAATCAAGGGAGCAACCCTAATGAACACACTTAAGTATAACGGTTGGACTAACTATGAAACATGGTTATGTAACATGTGGTTCAATGATTTTGACTTCACTGACATGATGGACATGTTTGACAATTGTGAAGACAACTGTGATGTCTTAGATATCATTGAGAACTACATCAAAGAATATGTTGAAGAGGTTGTTGAGTATTCATTCTCGCCAGCCTTACAACATGGGTTCATGAATGACATGTTAAACGCTGCTATCAGTGAGATTGACTGGCGTGACATTGCAGAGCATTATGTCGATGATGTTGTCGATGAGTTAGAGTTACTTAGAGATGACGCTAAGTCTGAACTAATGGGGGTTTAAGTTATGTATGAATTAATCAGAATTATTGCTAAAGCAACAGATCCAAATGATGACGATGTAACACAATTGCTTGACTGTTATTCTACACTGGATGAAGCAGACTTAGCGCTTGATGCTTACTCTGATCGTTACCCTTGTTCATCACTATTCATTCAATAATGAAACTATCCAACGTCACATTCACGCTCAACGACAAACCTATGAAGACACTGTTATGGTGTAACAAAGTACCAAAGGGTAAGCGTAACAAACCAGCAAAGATTAACGGTGTACAGCATCATGAAATCAGTGAGTCAGTAGAACATACATACTACCAGCCACTTAGATAACGTGAGTCGTCACTCGTGTGACACTCGCGACTCTGTCCACCGTCGCTTGACTTTCCAGCCAATCCGTGCCATACTAACAGTATGAACAAAGAACAGCTCATTGCCTTAGCTACACGCAAATACCAAGAGCAATTGCAACGTGAGTATTACTACCGTCAAGCCATTCGTGATGGTTTGGTTGAGCGTTGTGAGTCTACTGATTGGAACATCTCAGACAATGACTGAGTGAGTCGTCGCTCGTGACACTCGCAACTCTGTCCACTACCGCTTGACTTTCCTTCCTTCATCTGCTATCATTAATTCATGCAAACACTTCCAACTGACTATTCACATCAACAACTTGTCGATGCATTGTCTGCTGAGTACGAGTTCTTATGTCATGATGACTTCGATCCTGACGTTGACATGTCACCAGCTGACTACCGTGCAGACATCTCCACTTTGTCTCACGCTGAGTTAGTATCTAGAACAGATACTGATGACAACTTTACGTTGTCTGACTTTATGTCAACATACGGTTGATCATTACACTGAGGATAACTATCCTCTCTGTAGTGTTCATCACTACATCATTCACCCTTTATTTCACATACACAATGCTTACCTATCAATCATCTTCATTCATCAGCTACATCCGCACCAACGTACTTCGTGGTACGTGTGATGTACAACTTAAGGATGGTAAGTTCTACACATATTACAATGTATCACGTCGTGCATTGCTTAACCTTGAATTCAATAAGTCTATATCTCTTGGATTCTGGTTCAACCGTAACTGTGTAAACAGCAGCAACGTTACAAGTTCACTAGTGTTTGATACAAACAAAGTTTACTTTGCTGTCTAAGTTTAACCCTTTTCAACTCACACATTAATTCACCTAATCATCATGTTCTTCAAGCCTAACACCATCGAGTCTTCAACTGTACGTAACATTCTTTTGAACCCATCTACTAATCAAGTGATGGTACAATTCAAGAACAACTCTAAGACTTATCTCTATGATAATGTTAGCGAAGAAGCAATTGTAGAAGTATTCTTTGGAGAGATTACATCCTTTGGTAAGTTTGTCAATGCATATTGCAAGGGCAATCTTACTACTGTTGTCGGCTGATTTATTGTCTTTAATTAAACAACACATTCACAACATTATGACTGCCACTACTTTGACTGACATGCAACAACGCATAAGCGAGTTGTTTAACATTGACAACGTTGCATTGATTGATATCATCATTCAAGAACTTGAAGGGTATGGTATAGATACTGAGGAAAAGTTAGATGATGCATACATGGGTTGTTATCGTGACAAAGCAACATTCTGTGAAGACTTTCTAAGTGATGTTTTCGCTGATGAGATTGCATCGATGCCAATATTCTTACAGACTGCAATCGATTGGGAATTGGTATGGCATCAAACAATGCAAAAAGATTACTTTGCAATCTATCATGATAGTGAATACTATTTCTTCAATCGTAACTTCTAACATTATTTATTAAACAATACTGTTTAATTATTAACATTCTTTATTGTAGATTACTATTGTAGTCTACAATTTTTTATTGTTTTATTTAATTATTATTACTTTGCACTGTTTAATTATAATTACATTGCACTATTTAATTATTATTACTTTGCAATCGTAATCCCTCAGTATTATTAATACATTTGGGAAATTTCACATTCATAAGCACATTCATCAAGGACGCAGTTTTAAACTCATGACTGAACATTTATTGACTGAGGAGAACAACTGATGACCAGACAAATCACACTGGATCAAGCGCTTAACCTCGTTGAATTTCAGTATGTTCAATATCTGACTCACCCACCGGAATGGCGTGTTAGTTCCGTGCTGGGGGACGTTTGCGGCGATGTCCATGGCGCTGTCTGGGGAAAGATTAACGGTCGCAAATGGTATTTTGCTGAAGCCCCCAAGCAAAAACTTAAGCGCCTGATCGATGAAGGTGCCGATAGAGAACAGCTCATCGAAGCAGTCAACCAACTGGAGAAAAACTGATGCCCATTACAACAATCAAGCGCTGCCAGTCTGAGCCGGACTGGTGGTTCACAGTTGAAGACATTCAGACCACAGATTATCCCGATCCTCAAACAGGCCTAAGAATTACCTATTTTGATGAGAACGTTTTAAAAGGCAAAATAGAACTGTCTGTTAGCAAAGAGGATGCGTTGCTAATTCGTGACGCAATCAATCAACTCTACCCGCTTTCTATTAAGAGCGACTCATGACAAGCCCAACCACAACAACAGAAGGACAACACATGACCTGGACTAACTACATTTTTAGACATCTAATACCTGCCTGGTTTAACTCATTCAAATGTAACTTCTACATGTGGAGTGATTTAATGGCCGGTGATTATGAAGGTTACGCTCTATTGCCTGGTGATGATCCTTACACTGAGTGTTATGAGTGGTTTTGGGCGTCTCTCAGTATGGATGAAACCTATCCCAAGGAGTTCTTGGATGAACTCCAAGAGATAGTAGACATGATTGATCAAAACAAAATGACAAGAGGTTGACTTATGGCACATGACGACAACTTCACACCCTCTCAGCGTAGCCCACAAGCCCCTACAGCAGGCTTTCAAACGCTGTGGGTACAAAGACAACTAAAGAAGCTAAGAGAGCGTACAGAGGCTCTCAAGGCACAGTACATCAAACCCGACGACATCATTTAACCATGCAATCTAAATCATTAGATGATGATTACTTCATCAAGAATGCTATCTTATGTTTTCTTCATCACTATCCCAATCATAAATGGACAGAGATTTATGAGGAGTTAGCTAAACGCGACACATTCACAACAACTATGTCGTCGCAGGCAACAACTACAAAAAAAACGCAACACACAACACGAACACGCAAATCAAATGCTAAAAAGACAGACGATTAAGACGTGGCGTTACACCACAACAGATGGTCAGGTGCGATGGTTACTTGCACCCGATTCAGAACATGCCACATGGGCAGCAGCTGAGTTGTCCGGTGGTTCTGAGTATTTAAAGGATGTTTATTTAGACAATGATGAGTGGTAAAAAGCCTTATTATCCAAACAATTGGAAACAATGGAAAGAGATTCCTGATGAGTTCATTTATGCACCAACCTTTGAAGAGTTTGCTGATTGGAAACTTAGTGGTTGGGAGTTACCTAGTTCAATATGCTGTATCATACGTGAAACAACAGCTAAAGGTAAGGTAAAAGAATACACTTATCAGAAGTCACATGCTGCTGATAACAAAATCGAAAAGTTAATGAAAACAGGCAACGAGTTTGTTATCTGCACTGAAGATCACCTACACTTTATTACATACAAACAAGATGAGCTTGATTACAATTGAACAGTTTGAAGAGTTTAGTGAGGACTATCCTGAACTAGCTCAATGCTACACATTCATCAAGGACGCAGTTATAGATGCGTCAGCACCTGACATGGAGGACTTATTTGCCGACACCAGCACAGATCGACGAACAGATCCAGCTTGAACGTGATGCTATTGCACAAGGTCTCAAGCGTCTACATAAGAACACCTACGACTTAGAGAACAAATCTTATGCGTCTGCTACTGTATACGGAGCTGCTTCTATTGATACCTTGTTGCCTCTTGTGGTTGCACGTATTGAAAACACTAGGACTAGACTAACTAAAGGTGGAGCAGGTAAATCATTCAAAGAAATTCAACAGTATCTTGCTGATGTTGAACCTTTGGCAGCTGCTGCTTTAGCTGTTAAGCTAACGTTTGATAAAGTCTTTTCATATAAAGACAAAAGCAATCAAGCAGTTAATGTGTGTGATTCTATTGGCCTTGCTGTTGAGCAAGAATGTCAGATGCGTCACTACGAAAAACATGCACCAGGCTTACTACACACACTCAAGGAAAACTATTGGCACCGTTCAATGGGTACACAACAAAAAATAGTTGTGATCCGTACTTTAATGAATCGCTATGACGTTAAACAATGGGATGCATGGGGCAGAGCTAATCGCATTAAACTTGGAGGCTGGTTACTTGACTGCATCATGCAAAGCAGCGGGTGGTTCACAAAAGACATGCAACAAGAAGGACGCAAACGTATCCACTATGTTGTACCAACTCCAGAATTTCTTGAGATCAAGGACGCAGTAATGCGTGATGCTGAATTATTCAGTCCACTTGCTTGGCCAATGCTCATTGAACCTAATGACTGGACACATAAAAAATGTGGCGGTTACATCCTAAATGAGGTGATGCGAGGCCATGATATGGTGCGACGTGGTACGGGCGGATGTATACAGGGAGAGAGACCTATTGAGTTCTTGAACCGAATTCAAAAGGTTGCTTACCGTCTAAACCCCTTTACTGTGGGTGTAGCGGAAGAACTAGATAGATTGGAACGAGCTGTCGGTAAGTTTCTCCCTATTATTCATCATGACTTACCTCCTAAACCTGTAGACATAGCAACTAATAAAGAAGCTCGTCATAGTTATAATAGACAAGCTGCTGCTGTTTACAATCTACAAGCACAAGAGTTTAAGAAGTCATGTAGAACAAGAATGACAATGGAAGCTGTACAAAGATTTAAAGGTAAAGATAAATTCTTTATTCCTTGGTCTTTTGATTACAGAGGTAGAGCTTACCCAATCCCTGCATTCTTAACACCACAAGACACAGACTTTGGAAAAAGTTTATTGTCTTTTGCTGAACCAGCTTACATAACTCCTGAAGCTGAAGACTGGTTAGCCTTTCAAGTAGCTACTACTTATGGTCTAGATAAAGCTACGATGCAAGAAAGATTAGATTGGGTAAAGAATAATACGCATCTTATAACTTGTGTCGCTAGTGATCCTATCTTACACATTCACGACTGGGAAGCAGCTGATGAGTCATGGCAATTTCTTGCAGCATGTGATGAGTATTATCATTGTGTGCTTAAGTGTGATCGTCATTTTACAAGCTTGCCTGTAGCTACAGATGCTACTTGTAGCGGGTTACAGATACTAGCAGGTCTTGCTAAAGATAAAAATACTGCTAGTCTTGTTAACGTATTACCGTCTGATAAACCACAGGATGCTTATGCTGTCGTAGCTAAAACTGCTACTCCTTTCTGCCCTAGTTCTATTCGTAATCATATGGATAGAAAGGTAGTCAAACGTGTTGTAATGACCGTACCTTACAATGCAAAGCCTTTCTCTAATCGTGGATACATCAAGGACGCACTACTTGAAAAAGGTATTGAGATTGATAAAGATGACTTAACAAAAACTGTCATCGCTGTTAGAGATGCTATGGATGAGGTCGTACCTGGTCCTATGGCTGTCATGAGTTGGATTGAAAAGGAGGTTGCTAAAGCAATCGACTTGGGTAAAACAGAACTAACATGGTCTACACCATCAGGTTTTGTTGTTAATCAAAAACTTATGAAAAAAGAAGTTGTAACAGTTAAATTACAACTGCTTGGTCGTTGTGAGTTAGAAGTTGCTACACAAGATAGTGACAAGGTTGACAAACAACATCACAAGAATGCAACAGCACCTAACTTAATTCATTCACTTGATGCTTCCCTTCTCCACTTCAGCGCATTGGCTTTCAATGCACCGATCGCTCTCATTCATGATTCTGTATTGTGTCGTGCTACCGACATGTCTACTCTCAGTGCAATTGTACGAGAGACATATATGCACCTCTTTGCCGAACACAATTACTTGCAAGACTTTGCTAACCAGATAGGAGCAGAGTCTAACCCACCGATTATTGGAGATCTAGAACCTAGCTCCGTAATTGATTCCACTTATTTTTTCTGTTAAATGTCACGTACAATCCACAAAACCTCACAGCCTGTAGTCCTTGAAGGTTATCAAGCTGTACTGAAACCAAGTAAGTTTGGTTATTCCCTTGCTGCTCTAGTTGATCAAAAAATGGTTGATGTACTAGAATATGATCGTATTCAATCCCTTAAGTGGGCAGAAGCTAAACTGAAGAACCCTAAGCGTTCTACTCTTAAGCCTGAACCTTGGGAAGAAGTTACTGAAGGACAATATAAAGTTAAGTTCTCTTGGAATGAAGACTCTCGTCCACCTGTTGTCGATACTGAAGGGACAGTTATTGATGATGATAATACACCTTTGTATGCTGGTAGTCGTGTTAAGCTGGCGTTCTACCAAAAACCCTACATCCTCCGTGATGGAGTTACGTATGGAACAAGCCTTAAATTGGTTGGTGTACAACTGGTGTCTCTCAATACATCAGCTGGTGTAGACACTGGTGATATGTCTGCTGAGAACGTTGCAGCACTCTTTGGTAAGACTGAAGGGTTCAAAGCTGATGAACCTAATGTAACGCCTTCTGAAACTGAAGAGGATGACTTCTAATGGCATTCAGATCAGGACTTGAAGAAAGAGTTGCTGATCTTATGTGTGAGCTGGGTGTAAAATATGAATATGAATCTACTAAGGTTCCATATATCATCCAGCATATCTACACTCCTGATTTTCTATTACCCAACGGGATATATTTAGAATGTAAAGGTTATTGGGAAGCTGAAGACAGACGTAAGATCAAGAACGTAAAAGAACAACACCCTGAACTTGATTTACGTATGGTCTTTCAAGCACCATATAATAAAATTAGTAAAGGATCAAAGACGACATACGCTAAATGGTGTGACAAACATA